CTGATTCAAAGCAGCAATATAATAGCCCTTTGTAGGGACACTCGCGCAACTATCGCATATGCCCTTCGTGTTGCCTCCAAAAGCCTTCATTAGTTCTGGACGACTTACTTCGAGTACCAGAAAACCTTTGCTGTTATCAACTTTCTTCATAATTTCCAATTGATCTCGATGCTTAATAACCGGCAAGCCTGCTGCAATTGGTGAACATAAATAAGATTCGATATTCTCACGTGATGTATTCCCCCTATTGTATAGCAATAGCAATCATTGAATGACAGATAATACTTCTTAACGAAAACAAAGCCATCCTTATGCCACCACTTGCCTATAAGCGACCCTTCTTTATCAATATCTACTTGATGTGGACGAAATCCATTCTTTTCCAGAAAATCATCGGTAATTAGGACAGGTTCTACATCATCTTCACATTCTTCAAACACACATGTATCAAAGAGGCTGATATAGTTTGAGTCAAGACAAATAGCCCGAACACGAGCAATAGAGCCTTTATGAAATCCGATTTCGCCTACCCGAACTATGTCGCCAATCATTAACTCAGTCCCTTTCATTTCTGATTCCTCCATCTTAACTGCGCCACCAATGCACCGCAGATTATAACTACTATTATCATAATAACTCGCTTCCTAACTTAATTACAAAAACAACCTCATTGTCGGGAGCGCCCCATTCAGAACGACCGATACCCGGAGCCATATCTCCTATGTAGCGATACATGACCTCTTTGGTATAACCCCGGTGAAAACAGATTGCATCATAATCCTTGAACTGAATATCTGATGTATCAATCCAGCAAAATGTATCAATATCAGCGGCATATTCTCCGGCTTCTTTAGGAGATATAGGCGAACCATTCTTGTGTTCCATAAGACGCATGATCCAATAGGGACAGATGGCCCTGTATTCTTCCTCTTTATTTCCGGACTTTATCATGTCATACCATTCATGCTTAAGCACCAGATGAAGAATTTTCAGGTCTTCAATATCGTCTATATCCAATAGGTTCGGATTATCGAATTTATTTCCTACCACAACAAAATCATACTCTTCAATCAACGTATGAAGTGAAGTTACTGCTTTAGGAAAGCCGACATAAAAACAGCCCTTATGGTAAAACACTCTTCCATAGCGTTTCATGCCAACTCGCTTGATTATATCACCCTCATATACATTTTTGCCAAAACAATCATGCGCACCAGTGAACTGACATATGGTCTCTTTGTCACACATTGCTCCTGCAATCCTAAAGAAATGCGTGGCACCGGCCCATTCGTACTTTTCATCTACATACAGTTCGGTGTCTGCATCTATAACACAAAAGTCGTCAGCCACAAGCACCCCACTCCCGTTAGCCCACTCACCATTGTCGAGCCTTTTCGCCCTAAAACCTATGTCTCTCATATCTTTGCAAATTTTTGTCGTTGAGGTATCGTAGCGTAGAACGCTTGAAGAAGGTTAGGATCGTGCTCCCTCAGATATTTCTTGATAAGAACAAGTTCGCTTTCATCCTGAGCCTGCATGATGCGCGAGCGAATAGCCTTGCGTCCTTGTGACAATTTCAGAAGTTCAACATTTATCTGAGCGTTCCTCCTCGATGTCGTCTTGGGATGCGTTCGCTCTGCAATCAATGCAGCCTGCTTATCGGCAAGTACCCGTTCTTCGCTACGCAGGACTTTTTCAAGACCCTGCGATAAATGCAGAGAGATTATATTACGAACCTCATGCATATCCCAAGTCTTGTTGTCGCACAAGTATTCAATGACCTTGTCGGAAACATTATCAATAAACCTCTTCATCATTGTAGCCCTCAATTATGCACTGCTTACAGCCTTTGTTTTTCCAATGCTGAACAATTGCTGCCTTTTCCTCGTCCGTCATATCCTTTATGACCTTGCCATTATAGACGGACTCTTTATTGAACTTTACTTTATCTGCTTTCATAACTTTTCAAAATAATGACTGTTGTGTAACAATATGCCCGTTGATTTCCTCAACGCCCAGGCACTCGCGTTCAAAACGCTTTTGAGAAGCCTCAAAATACCCCTTGTCAATCTCGCAGCCGTAGAAGTCAAGCCCCATGCGATAAGCCGCGATGCGACTGCTTCCACTCCCAAGATGTGTATCAAGTATTTTCTGCCCCCCCCGACAATAGTTCTGATAGATCCAGCCGTATAGAGCAACGGGCTTCTGTGTAGGATGAATGCGAAACTCATTCTTTGACTTGTCTCCCTGCATTATATGCCCCTCAGAGATACTCTTGCCCTGTAACATTCCGTTCCACATGAAGCGGAACATCCTGACAGAATCAAACAGATTGGTGGCAGCGATCTCGCAATCAGAGAAGGAACTATTGCCGTTGCATTTATCCCATACGATCCGTCCGTGGTCAAAGACATAATCAAAGTAATTACATCCCCATACGATGTAGTGCTTGCTGACGCGCTTGATTTCGTCGAACACATCAGCAGTAGGCACCTTCCACTTATCCGTAACGGGATATTCTTTCCTCGCGACAGCAGTCGTGCTGACCGCCTTCCCGTAGAAAGCCCTGCGTTCCGGACCGGAGAAATACGGAGGATCGGCAACGACAAGGTCAAAGAATCCATCCGGCAAAGACCTCATATAGTCCATGCAGTCCACGTTGAATATCTGACTATGTGGAGAACTTGTAGTATTCATGATTCAAAGTCTTACCAATCTTTATCCCCGGAATATCATGCGCCACCTTTTCAACCTGATCCACAGATAACCCAGCCCGATGTGAAACCTCAAGAGAGGTAGCAAACAACAGCGGTGAGCGCGAAGCCTCCCTATCCGCGATTATCTGGCGGATAACATTTTCTACTATATTCTTCATAACAATATCTGCTATAGACCTGCTGTCTTTATGGTACACTTTGCGTAATCCTTCAACTCCTGCGGCACGCCCGAACTGATATACTGGCGAATACCGTCGGCGCAATGAATCACATAGTAACCGTTGTTTATCGCTCCGCGAGAATCTACGGCCAGCATTGTTGAGGCTATCTGCGGTTCCTGCTGTTTCAGGCGACAGTATAACTTATACCACGCCGCCAAAAATTCTTTGTTTCTGCGGAGTCCCTTTGTCTGCGGATTCCACGACTTTGCCGCATCTACCCTGTCTTTACGAGTGGGGAGTTTACTCCAACCGTTGCCCTCATTATAGTCCACGAAACGCTCCACCTCTTTCAACGGATCAATAAGATTTCTCCAAAAGAAAATTTCAAAAAACATTTCTTCTTCTTCCTGAGTGTACGGCTCGCGCGTACACGAAGAATTATTTTTATTTATTTTTCTTTTATTTAATTTGTCGCATTTTTCCGTAGAAAACGAGGGTTTTTCCGTAGAAAACGAGGGTTTTTCCGTAGAAAACTCCTTTTTGACGCCAAGCAACCATATTTCAGGCTTTGGCGAGAAGTCCGTCCGACCTTTAATCGCTTCAAGATACCTGCGCTGAATTCCGACGCTTGTAAGGATGCCGAACTTATCATACACCCCTTTATCGAAAAAGGAACGTCTGATCAACCCGGCAACTACCTCTTTAACAAAATTTGAAGTAAAGCCCTTACCTAACTGATTTGTAAACAGCAGACACTCGTCCTCACCCCATTGGTAGTAATATCCATTTGTCTTATATATTTTACACAGCAACTTTATAGCGACAACAGCAGGCCGCGCGAGGCCTCCGAACTCTTCTGATACTAAAGATATTTTATCATCCTCGAAGAAGTCCACATCAAAAGGAAAATAGTCTATTCCTTGTTTTCTTGGTCTTGCCATAACTATACGATTTAAGAAGATAGATACTCGTTTACCTCGCGCATGAAGTCGTCAAGAGAACGACATACAACATACTTGTATCCGTCTTTTGAGATTTTCTCCTGCCACTCCTTCTGAGAATCCGCCTGAACACCTTTCCGTGTCTTCATTTCTATCAGAAGTCCACCATAATCGGAACTCCGCTTAAGCAGAATCAGGTCAGATACGCCCGGAAGAACGCCCTCTGCCTTCAATTTACCTGCGACCACCTTGTTTCTGTCTCCACCGTTAGGAACGGCGAACAGATTGTGTTTCATTCGCGGATACTGAAGCCTGAACCACTTGACGCAATTGCATTGTAGATGGTGCTCCTCTTCGGACGAAGGCCGGCGCTTTCGTGGACTGGGGTCAGCCTCCACCAACCCCAGTTCCTTTGCCAGATCAATCCTCTTCTGCATAACTGTATGCTTTTGAGAATTCAAGAGGAATGTATGCCGATATGTTGATAATGCGGCACTCCTCAATATGCGAAAATACTTCCCTCTTCTCATATTCGCTCCCCTCCTCAGCATACCTGCGAGCAATTTCATCCTGTTCATCATTCAGAAACTTCTCGATAAGCACGCTCGCCTTTGTTGCATTGTGTGCATACACGATGAAAGGTCGCGAAAACTCATTTTCATCCCCATCTGAATCTTTTGAGATTATTCGCGCCTCAATCTGATAGAATTTGCAAACATTCGTATCCTCGGCAGTCTGATTTTCTTCCGACTCCTTGTCAGACGCTCTGACATATTGCTCGAAATCTATCTCATCTTTCAGAAACGCTTTATCAAGTTCGGCATTGACCTGCTTTCGGGTCTTGAGATTATCCACAAGAACATGACAGGAATCAATTTCGGATATTCCGACTATGCGAAAGCCTCTTGTGTAATTTAGTTCTATATAGTCCCTCAATATCTCTGTTACATTCTCCACAGAATGAGCGTTAAGAAGAAATGTTGATTTTTTTGACCCGAACTGCACTTTTGCCTTGAAGAGCACCTGATTGTACTTATACTGCTCTACCGCCATTCTGCGCTGGTCAGATACTTCCACCTCAGTTATGTCGCCCGACTGTATGTAAAAGGAAATAGAGGAAAGAACATCCTGGTCTATCAGCGTCCCCCGTTCACATACGAGTTCATAACGCTTCACATCTACCAGTTCGCCCGTACCCTCATCTATAAATTGCTCCACCCATGACCGCTTGAGGTCTTTTGTGAGAAACATATTAAGCATGCGTGCAGGATCAGATGTGACATAGCGCTGTTCCTGCTTCCTTGTTACAACTCCCATAATTATTGGATTTTCTTTTAAGTTTGTTACTCATTTTCCCCAACAGCCTTGACCTGTCGGATTCTTTTGCGCTTGTGGCGTGCCTCCTATAAAAGGCTGCTGCGTCGTCAAGGTATCTTATCAGCGTAGCCACGTCAGTCTTGCTTACCATATTCAAATAAATCGCTTAGCAGAGCATCTGCAAGTTCATCGAAATACATTTGATCTGTCGGAATGTCGTCACTTGCCGCCATGATCTGATTGGCAATACTCTTCTTTGTGTGAATAAGTTGATACAGTCTATGGTCTATAGTGTGCCGACCGAGCAGGTAATAGCATGTAACATTATCCTTCTGGCCGATACGGTGTGCCCTGTCCTCGCACTGACAGCAATCCGCGTAAGTCCACGGGAATTCAACAAAGCCGACATTTGAAGCAGCCGTCAAGGTTAAGCCGACACCTGCCGCCTTAATGGAGCAGATTATCAACTGGGCATTACCATTTTGGAAACTATCAACGGCCGCCTGTTTGGCTACCTGACTATCCCGGCCCGTAACTGTAACGGCTCTCGGAAACGCCTTGCGCAGTTCGTCCACGATCTCATGGAAAGAGCAGAAGAGAATCAGCGGTTTTCCGCTTTCAAGAAACACCTTTACAAAGTCAATGGCCTGTTTCACCTTGCCCTTTGCTGCCAATGATCGCAATGTCATGAACTTTACCAGTGCTTCCATTCGCATTTTCCTACGAATCTCCTGATCCGAGCATTCCTTGTATTGGCGTAGGTATTCTGCCAAATCTTCCGCAGCCAGTTCATACTCTTCCCTGTTGGATATGTCCACGTATAGATCGACGCGAGTCTTATCGGGCAACTGTGTCAGCACCTTTGCTTTCTCCCTGCGTATCATACATCTTGCATAGAGTTCCTGCGACAGTTCATCAAGGTTTTCACCCTCGCTGTACCGAGCAATGAAATGGCCTCTTCCGCCAAACTCATTGAGGCGCCCCATGATTGAGAGTTGAGAAACGAGGTCCGCCGGACGATTGACCACCGGAGTACCGGAGAGAAGTATTACATACTCTTTCCCTGTCGCTATACCCTTTGTAAACATGGTCTGCTGTGCGCCCGGATCCTTGACCCTGTGACTCTCATCTATAATGACCGACTTGAACATCTTGATCTGCGGACAGAATACCACATCCTTGAGACGGAACGTCTTGCGACCGCCCTGTATATCCCACACGAAATACTTCCGCAGGCTCTCATAGTTCACGATAGCCACATGATGCATACGCATCTGCAGAAGATACGGCCAAGTGGTACGCGTGCCGTCATCCAGTATCAGGGCCTTCTTATCGGTGAACTTCTCAAACTCACGCTGCCAGTTTATCTTAAGAGAAGACGGACATATCACAAGGCAAGGATAAGCATTGGCTGTATCAACTATGCCGATACTCTGTAATGTCTTTCCCAGCCCCGGCTCATCGCCGATAAACAGGCGCTTCTGCTCAAGTCCCCTCGTGATCCCTTCCACCTGATACGGATATGGCTGAACTTTTAGTTTATGTTTGAGTTCTTTCATTTGAATCGTTCAATTTCGTCAATGAGTTCCTGTCGGGAAGTACCTCGCAGGTACTTTGTCAGGATCACATCAACACATTTCTGATAGAATATCTCGAATTCCGTGTCATCCATTGATGAAAATGATATACTGCCAACCTTAATCAGTTGCCTACCTCCCTGATATATGATGGAGGCTAATCCAACATCAAGTTTCAAGCAGGTAAGCATATCATCCTCACTACGAATGTTAAGCATAGACTGGAGTCTCTCCGGCAGATTTTGATATGCAAGACGCACCAGAGCAAAGAACTTCTTATGAAATTCATAGTTTCTCGGCTTGGTAACCTCGCATAATACCTTCTCGCCAATCTTCAGTCTCTGCTTCTCATCATAGTCACTGTCGTACATAGGCACAAGGCCCTGCGCGGTCACTTGACAATATATCTTCATGACGGATTACATTAAGTTCAGACACCAGTACTGGAAGGCCAGTTCCTCATACTTATCCTTTCCGCGATTATAAATTTCGTCCCCTCTGTTGATGAACTTCTTGAATACGCACCCATTCCGTTTAGAAATGGCGTATATGAAATCTCTGTCAGAGCCAGCGATGTCCATATACCAGGCACGGCTTCTATCCCAGTCGAAGAAATCAACCGCTTCATCAAACTCTTTCTGACTTGCTGCAAAAGTGGTCTTTAGGTCGCCACCGAAGTTCATTACAGGAAGAAACCAGTCCCACTTGCAGCGCGTATCAAGCGTAAACGGCAAACCGCCGTATTCAAACTGCTGCTGCTTGTTCACCATGAAACGCTGGGTTTCTGCTATCTCCAATACTTTGGCAAGGAACTGATCATGCCTTGCCTCCATACGCAGAGACTTGAACATTTCCTGAGCATGGCGGAACTCATCCTCGGTGTACTGAACATCATCTACAGTAAAACGGTAATAATTTACCCTGTCAGGCTCCGTGATGATAGCATCCACCAGAGTACCGAAGCGGAACGCGGCTTCCTTATCACCGAACTGCATACGCGGATGAAGGAGGTTTTTCAATTCAGTGAGGTCAGAGTTGCTGACCTCACTGCGGTTATAATATTCATCCGGATTGTGATTCATGGCTATTTGGCTTTTATTTCATCGACGTATTCAATGTGTTCGTCTCTGATGAACTCAGGATTAGCCTTGTCGTTCGCTCTCTTCTCACAATAAGTGATCATCGGCTTAAACATCTTTGCCAGTTCCTCGACAGTCTTATGTTTGCCTTCTCCTTCCCACCAGAATGCGATGAGTGTAGGGAACGCCTCAACGTTCAGAGGATTCACCTTCTTCTTGACAACTGTTTTAGGCTGATAAGCCGGCACAGAAGCCGCCGCGTTGTCGAACAATCCTCCCACTTCCGCTATCTGCCCTGCGACTGCCCGTTGATTCGCTTCTGCCTCTTCCTGCGCTCTGCGCTCTTCCGCTCTCCTTGCAGCCTCTGCCGCCTCTCGCGCCTGTATCTCAGCCTGAATCCTCTTGGCCTCTTCCTCCGAAGCCTGAGCGGCCGCCTGAAGTTCGCGCTGCTTTGAAGCAAAACGAGCCACAAGGGTATCACGAAGTTCCTCGATCTCCCACTTATACTGCTCTATAAACTTCGGAGCCAGTTCGGATACTACCGACGCCTTGATGGAAGCAGCATCCTCGCGTGGAAGATACGGAGAAACAACCACTGCCGGAACGACGGTTTGTATCCAAGCAGGATCCAGAACAACACTTGATTCCTTGATCTGCAGTGTCACAGTCTCCCAATTTTGAAGATTAAGGGACGAGTTTAGACTTGTCAAAGAGTTGAGGGCGTTATTAACGAATATGTTGAACTGTCTTTTATAGTCCTCCAACAGGTCAGTACGATACTTCGCCTTTGCCTGTTCAGCCAATTTGCGGCGCTCCTCTGCTGCTCTCCTTTCCGCCTCTTCTGCCGCCTTTTTGGCCGCATATCTGTTACGCTCTTCCTGTAAGAGAAAAGGAACGGTGCCGGACTTGCTGACATTCACCTCGTTCTCCATGGTAGTAAACACATTCCTCACCTCATCAAAGAGTTTAGTTATCGGCGACCTGCTGTCGTTCATCTTCTTGACGGTTTTCTTTGCCCTTTCTATAAATAGAGCAATCTCCTTATCAAGATCATCCGACATACCTTCTTTCTTAACCCTGTCAAGCAATTTCTGACCGAAATCAAGACACCTGTCATGCGAGGTCTTATTTTCCTGAAGCGCCTGTGGAGCATTTGAAGCGATCGCCGAGACATTCTCGGCGGTCACTAATGTTAAATCGTTTGCCATACGCACTGTGTTTTAGAACGCACCATCATCTGCACCTTCCTGAGCCTGTGGGTCAACCTGAACGCCGCCCGACATGTCAGGAGCATTGCCGAACGCAGCCGGCTTCGGCTCGTTACTTTCTCCACCGTCCACTCCGTAGATATCATTCATATCCACGGGAGCCTCCTGCTCCGACTCAAGAACAGTAGATTTACCTATCTTGACTTTCGGATAAGTCTTGAAAGCATGCTTGATTACCTTGGATGCGAGGAATCCTGTATCAATGCCACCCTCCGTACCACTTGAATATAGGGCATTCGGCTTCTCAATATAAGTCCGGCTCTCTTTATCCCAATACTTGTTGGCTTTTGCGGAATATTGCTTGAGGCGCTCCCAGTCCTCTTCATACATGACAGAATAATCGACAGAACCATCATTACGCACGATGCGTATGAACGCGGCGACGATGTGCCCGGATGCATGAGGAAGATGACAAACATATGATACAGACTTCTGACCGTTCATATCAGAGAAAGAGAACTCATCCTCGGAATAGACAAGCACAGGATTGTCCGCGTACTTGATCTGTCCGCACCTTGCACGCAGCACAAGTTCGCCATGACCCGAAATCTGCAAGTTGCAACGGTACTCGTACTTGTCCTTACCATCCGGACCGACCACCTTGTAACTGCGCGGAATCAAATAGCATAAGGCGCGAACGCCCTGTTCCAGCGACAGACCGCTGACTGCGAGGTCAATGAACGATGTGAAGATCGAGAACGGTGTGCATTGCTGAAGATATGCATTTTCAGCCAGAATACGGTTGAAATGCCTGCTCTCCGCTTCATAAAGCGCCTCACCTTCGTCAGACCCGGAGATGGTGTTGTAGATGCTGATAAAGCGCTCCCTTACGGCAGCGTCTTTAGCAATGTCAAGAGGTTTCATGCTGTTGATCCTCTCGACGGTAATACCAATGTTACCCATAGTGTAGTTGTTTAAGTGTGAATAATTAAGCAGACCCATGTCTGCAACTGGATCCCATGCGTGTTCCGATGTGTACGCTTACAATCTGTCCAAAAGAACAGACATGGGACATTACTCTATATGTAGGTCAGCGACTTAACGCTGAATTAAAAGTCATACTTGCTACTCATGTCCGTCAAAACCTTACAATACGCGCGACTGTATTGCTTATCTGCCTTTCCCTTTCGCGGGGCGAATTACGGTGTGTGCCGCAGTGTCCTCCGATTCGCTATGTATGCGGTCTTTAGGTTTCTCGGACAACCTTAGATGTCGATTCGCATCGGGTTTCAGGTCATTCCGCTGGCCGCACCTTGCGCTAACGGTGCAATAATCATTAGTGACGATACACTTTTATTGAGTTTTGGGACCCGTGACCACGGTCAGGCGACCACGGGTCAAACATGCAAGAGAACGGACCTATTTCGCTGATCCCTGCGACTATCCAGTACGCAGACCTGCATGCCGGGCTGCCCCAAGCCCTATTTCATTATTAACCACTTTTAACAACCAGACTTTACGATATGCAGTGGGGCGGTTGCTTCAATGTGGGCGCAAGGCCGGAGCGCCCGTTTATGGAATTCTTAACAAATTGATTGTACTCTTACGGTATGTTCAACAACATTCTATTTTCGGCCTTTTCCGCGTCTCACGACGGGTTTCTATCTTTCCATATCAGACCGCTTCCATCGCAGTCCGGACATCTTTCCTTCTCGTGCCTGACGAAATGCTGGCGCTTTGCTATCGCCTCGGCTTCCGTAGCCGGCAGACAATAGTATGTAGCCTGAGTCACATCCGTTTCTTCGTCAAGCGTTATGTTCAATGCGGTGCAGTTTATTACACCATATCCTTTACATCTGGGACACTCCTGCGGAGGCTCTTCGCACATCGGGCAACTTGGCAGCCCGTATGGCTTACACTCTGGACAACTCATATTAGTACTGATAATAATCCTGTGACACTTCCTGTAACTTGCGCAGTTCCACTACCGAGTATTCGAGTTTCCCGGGGCGTTTTCTCGGGTGAATCTTTC